ATGCAGAAAGTCTATGTTGTCCAGTCCGTATCAACAGGGGACTTTCTGTATCTCTCCCCTGAAACGGGTGACATCGGACATACAAAATTAATTACGAATGCCGATTATTTCTACGACTTTGAAGAAGCGATTAACGCAGGCTTGGAAGAAATCGGCAATCAATACGAATTTGTCGTATTCGGATTTTTGAAAGACTGATTTTCAGCGTTCGGCGGTCGCTGGAAAAAAAATCATCATCACCGCCAAACACTTTTTAAAGGAAAACATCATGAAAATTATGAACACTTGCCGTAAATTCGGCGCAAAACTGGCTGTAGTTGCTGCCGCTCCTCTGGCTTTGGCTGGAAACGCATATGCTGCTCTGCCTGAAACTGCAAAAACTGCTATTGATGGCGCAAAAGCCGACGGCATGGAAGCTGGATGGCTCGTAATTGGCGTATTCGCTGCGCTGTTTGTATTTGCCATCATCAAAAAAGTCATTAAATAAAAATGGCAACGTACTACCAAGTCGGGAATAAATGTCTTGAGCAAAGCCAAGCTGAAAACGTCTATTTTAGCTTGGTAGTACCTCAAATAACCCAAGACGGCAAAATCATCAAACCTGAGTACAACGGCACTTTATGGAAACTGAACGGAGAGCCGATTAAAGCCGATTTGCCGAAATGCGATCCAGGCGAAAACCTCAAAAGCGGTTTGGATACAGGTTGGATTTTATTCGGCGTGATGGCAACGGTGTATTTCGTATCCGTCCTAAAAAGGGTCTTGAGATGATGGACTTTTATTTTTATTTGGGACTGGCAGTACCGGTTTTGATAGGGGCGATTTTGTTCAAGGATTGATACCCGAATCGGATAATGGCAAAATCCCGACTTTCTGCAACCGTTACGAAAGTTAGGATTATGTTTTACATTTCGGAAGAAGAATTGAGATTCAAAAAAGATACGAATCCTGATTATTTAAATGAAAAATTGTGTCATGTGTTTATAGCTGAAATGTTCAGACTTAAAGAAATTTATCCAATTTCTGATTTTGTGAACATGGTAAAAAGTGCAGCCCAATATTTTTTAAATAGGACATATCTTGATGATATGTTAGTTTTTTTTGAAGATGGCTCGTATTTGAAATTTCAGTTTTTAGAACATGGCTTTGAATGCAAAGAGTTCTATGATGGTCAAATTTCAACGGCTTATTATTATGGCCGTTATTCTATTAGGATTTAATTTTAAAGCTAATGCTGAATTAGTTGTTGAATCAAATGGAAGAGTTCGTGTTTCGACTGGCGGTTTTAATCAAAATGGCGTTAGAACTTGGCGTTATTTAGATAATGGTCGTGGCGGTATGGGTGGGAATATGTTCTATCATGAAACATCCAGTAAATCATTAGCCGTCCGTGAAGCCTCCACAGGCCTCCGCTCCGCCTCAACAGTCCCTGTAACCATAGAACAAAAAGTATCCCGCTCTACCGTCCTAAGAAACCTGCTCTCCAAAGCAAAAATAGGCGGCAAATTCGCAAGGGTCGGCGGTGGTCCCGTTGGTTTCGCAGTCTCGACAGCTGCTTTCTATCTTGTCGAGCAAATGCTTGCGGACGAAGGTTATAAATTCGATGTGACTTTGGGCGATTTTGTAACCGATAAAGAATACGTAATCATAATAACGCCAAATGATGAACGTAATGAAGGTAAAAACAAATTTGAATTAGCACGTTTTGGATTATCTAAAGAATCCTACGATTATGGTTATAAGAGCTATAAATCAACGTTAGACGGATTATGTGATAGAGCGTCAAAAAACGTTGATGATTATGCAAAAAGTCAGGGCTATGAAGGTCATATAGCTAAAGAGTACAAAGGGTCTGATAGCACTGGTGGTTGTCGTGCTATAACAGCTTATGGCTCTTTTACTAAGGCATTTTGGCGTATTGAGCCAAATAAGAAACAGCCTATATCGCAGTCAGAATTCGACAGAATCGTCGGTCCTAATGCAGACCGAAATCCTACGCCCTATGTAAATGCAACCGCGAACCAAGACGGCAGCATTCCGGGTGCATCAGTAAGTACCCCGTCAGTCCCTAACGGAACAGTCATAACCCTTGGCCCGGCGACAGGACAAGACGGCAGACCCTTCCAAATAACCATCAGCTTCACCACAGGTGCGGACGGCAACACCACGGCAACCGTAACCACAACCCCGCGTCCCGACCTCACACCGGGTAGTCCTGCCGCGCCAAAAACCAACCCAACTCCTACACCGGGCGAAAATGGCAAGCCGGGCGGACAACCCAATCCAAATCCCGACGGCAGTCCAGGTTCGCAACCCGACCCAACGCCTGACGGCAGTCCGTCCGATAAAACAAAGCCAGACCCCGACGGCAGCCCTGGCGGCAAAGACAAGCCCGATCCAAATAACACACCCGATGGCAAAGACGACCCCAAACCCGACGATAAGCCCAAAGAGGATGACAAGCCAAAAACAGACGGGGGTTTGCTGTGTGAAGTATTTCCCAACATCTTGGCATGCGACAAAATGGGCAAGCCTGAAGAGGGAATGTTTGACGCTATAAGTATTCCTCAAACTACCGATGATAAGACATGGTCGTCAGACGATTTCCTACCCGCAAACGGCGTTTGTCCGCAGCCTAAAACCTTTAGCGTTTGGGGCAAGACCATGACCGTAAGTTATGAGCCGTTGTGTACCTTTGCCGAGAAAGTCAGATTCGCCGTTTTGCTGTCGTTCATTATCATGTCGGCGTTTATCGTGTTCGGTTCACTGAAAAGGGGGTAAAAAATGCCATTGGCTGGATTAATACCATTATTGGCAATACTGCTGAAAATGCTGATTGTCAGGATTATTATTGCAACAGGACTCACGTTTGTGACCTATGCCGGCTATTTAATCGCATTGGACAAATTTAAGGACTACACAGCAAACGCGATTAACTCCATGCCTGCCGATATATTGAACCTGCTGCTTATTGCAGGTTTCGGGCAAGGATTAGGCTATCTGTTTGGTGCATTCTCGTTTTATATCGGGATTCATGCTTTGAATAAACTGACATTCATTATGCCGGGTAAACCATGATTTATTTATTCACAGGAAACATGGGGACTGGCAAGACGTCCCGTGTCGTATCAATGATTTTGAACAATGAAGATGGTTTGTTCAAAATGAAATTGGAAGACGGAACGGAAGTAGATAGACCGCTCTACTTCTGCCATATCGACGGTTTGGATAAACGCAAATTCAACGCGCACGAATTGACCGAAGAAGAAATCATGGCTGCCCCGCTTCGTGATGTTATTCCTGAAGGTGCAGTCCTGATTGTTGATGAAGCACATTACACCTATCCTGTTCGTGCAGCGGGACGGCCAGTACCGCCATATATCCAAGAATTGACCGAATTAAGGCATCATGGCCATACAGTCATATTGATGACACAACATCCAAGCCAATTGGATATATTTGTAAGGAATCTGGTTTCAAAACATGTACACCTTGAACGCAAAGCCTTGGGTATGAAACAGTATTCTTGGTATAAATGCGTGACGTCGCTGGACAATCCAGCGGGTGTAAGCGGTGTAGAGGTAGCAAGTTGGAAACCGCCGAAAGAAGCATTCAAATACTACAAATCAGCAAGCCAGCATCAAAAGTTTAAAAAGAAAGTGCCTTTTGCTGTTTGGCTGTTGATTGTCATACTAGGTTTTATGGCGTGGAAGGGTTTCAACCTCTATCAGATTTATCAAAAGAACACAGGGCAGGTTGAGCAGGCCGAAGAAAGCACGGCTAATTCAGAAATGGTGCAAGCAGTTGAGCAGGCAGCGTCTCAAGAAAATGCGCAGGGTCGGATGACAGAAGACCTCAAACCTGAAGATTTCGTTCCCACGCTCGCCGAAAAGCCTGAAAGCAAACCCATTTACAACGGCGTCCGCCAAGTCAAAACATTTGAGTACCCGGTCGGCTGCGTCGATGGCGGCAAAAGCGGATGTACCTGTTATTCAAGCCAAGGCACACCGCTTAAAGAAATCACAAAAGCCATGTGCAAAGACTACGCCAAAAACGGCTTGCCGTTTAATCCGTACAAAGACGAGCAACAAACCGTACAACAGCCGCAAACAGCCCCGCAGACCGCCTATGAGCCTGAAAACAACCAAGTCATCACGATGGGCGGTCAAAGCCCGAAAAACCTAATGTATGACGGCTACGTCGAAGCAGGTCAACAGTTTGCACAACGCGGCGGGGTTGTCGGTACTCCATGACAGAAAGGTCGTCTGAAATTAAGACGACCTTTATTTTTAAGGAATTGAAATTTTGGGTGTCAAGGGGGAAGGTTTGTAAAGATTGGGCGCGCCTTTTGCCCAATCTTTATGAATACCCCCTTGATTCCCAAAAGTTCAAGAAACACGCTTGTGGTAGGTGGGCAGGAAGGGTTTTATTTCCTGCCCGCCTGCCACGTGGCGAACGCCCCCGGAGGGTCGCCGAAGGCAAAACCTATTCGATAAGAAAATTATATTTTTTAGGAGGGGGGGCGGTTTTGCCGAGTGCGCGGGGGGGCTCTCCCCACAGCACCGGCTTGGGCGGAGCCCAAAAAGGGATAATAAAAATCGGCAAAGGATTAGCTACCCTATGCCGAAGCCGTCCAGCCTGACAACGACCAAGCCCAAAGGCTGTCAAAAAGATTAGGCGGACGGCTTTATTGTTTGTGAAATTGAGTAGTATCAAAGAACCGAGATTCTGAATAAGTAAGGGTAATCTATGCGAAACGCCGTAGGACTTGACATATCAAAGACCACATTTGACGCAACCGCCATCATCGGCGGTATCGAAAAGTCCGCCAAGTTTGACAACGACAGCAAAGGCTTTGAGCAGTTTAAAGACTGGCTGGACAAACTGAACTGTCCTGACGCGCATATCTGCATGGAAGCCACGGGCAACTACTACGAAGGCATCGCCGACTACATAGGCAGCCTGTACAAAGTATCAGTCGTCAATCCGCTGAAAATCAGCAAATACGCCGAAAGCAGGTTTGCCCGAACCAAAACAGACAAACAAGATGCCAAACTCATAGCCGAATACTGTCAGACGGCAAAAGCCCAAGACCTCGTGATCCGAAAACCAATCATAGACGACGGCTACAAACTCAAACGGCTCTCCGCTTTCTATGTCCAACTGACCGCAGACAGCACCGCCCAGAAAAACAGACTCGAAGCCGCCAAAGACACCTTTGTCGTCAAAATCTGCCAAAGCAACATCAAGCATTTGCAGCGACAAATAAAGGCCGTCAAAAAAGAATTGGAAAAACTCACAAATCAACCCGCATTGAAAGCACAAACCGACAGACTGGCCACAATCCCCGCCATCGGCAGGCTGACCGCCGTCATGCTGCTGAATTACCTTTCAGGCGCGGATTTCCAAACATCAAACAAGTTTGCAGCGTTCGCCGGATTAACACCGCAAATCAAAGATTCAGGAACATCGGTAAGAGGCAAACCAAGCCTGACAAGATACGGCAACCGAAGACTACGCGCCCTGCTCTTCATGCCCGCCATGGTCGCCTATCGGATAAAGGCATTCCCCGATTTCATTGCCCGCCTTGAAGCCAAGAACAAACCCAAAAAGGTCATCCTTGCGGCCATCATGCGCAAACTCGCCGTCATCGCCTACCACGTCCACAAGAAAGGCGAAAACTACGACCCGACCCGCTACAGAGCAGCGTGACCGAACCAAAAAAAATCACGGCATTTCAAAAGATGAAACGCCGTGACATCGTTGTGTGCAAATATCACTCAATTTAAATATTATGCAAATCAATGGTTTGTAAATTTAATGTAAAGATGATATTGTCAAGTAAAGTAGTATCTTTTTGATGATGACTTTAAAGTGAAGCTGTTTTACAAGAGACGATGTTTTAGTGATTCAAATCATATTTAAACCATACGGAACAGTTGGAATATCGTACCGAGATGAAAACTTGAACCCAAGCCCCTGTATTTTTACCCGCCACCGCCCCGCAAATTTATAAAGGAACAAACCGGAAACCTTGTTCATCAACCTCCAGTATGGAAGCGTAATCAGGCTTCCAATCCCCCAACACGATACGGGTAAAGCCGTCTTCCTGATGGATATGCTCACGGTGGGTGTGTCCGTGAATCAACAGTTGGGCATGATGCCGACGCACAATGTCTGCGGTGAATTGCGGCTGGACGTCCATGATTTCGGCGACTTTATATTGTTTGCCCTGCTTGCTGGTGCGGCGTATTTTGCGGGCGATTTTCAGGCGCAGGGCAAGCGGCAGGCTTAGGAATAGGCGTTGCAGCCATTTTTGGTGAACAACCTTTCTGAACTTCTGATAACGCGCATCATCGATACACAAAGTATCTCCGTGGCAAATCAAGGCAGAGCTGCCGTATAAATCGACCACCGCATATTCAGGCAGCAACTTCATACCGGATTGCGCTGCAAATTGCTTTCCGATCAAAAAATCCCGATTGCCGTGTACAAAGAAACATTCCACCCCGCGCTGCACAACGGATTGAATCGCTTGCGCGACGGTTTGGGTCAATTCAGATTGCTCGTCGTCGCCTATCCAAAAATCAAACAAATCCCCCAAAATATAAACCGAACGCGCTTGCGGTGCTTTTTCGCGCATAAAGCGCAAAAACAATTCGGTCAATTCGGGATGGGATTCGCTCAGGTGCAAATCGGAAATAAAGTAAATCGGCATGGCGGGCAACAGGTGTGAAATCCTTGCCAT